AAATACTTCACGCAGATGCAATGGCAGATGGCTTGCACGGGCAGACCGTGGTGCGATTTCGTGTCCTACGACCCGCGTTTGCCCGAGCGGCTGCAACTGTTAGTCGTGCGCGTCCCGCGTGATGACGACTACATCAAGATACTTGAGCAGGAGGTATCTACTTTCCTGCAAGAGTTGGACGACAAACTTAACAAACTAGAAAAGGTGACCCTGTGAATAAGCAGTACGACAACAACAACCGTGGCGTTTTGTTTAAGAACGATAAGCGCGGCAACGAAAAAGCCCCCGATTATCGCGGCTCTGCCGTTCTTAACAATATCGACCTCAACATCAGCGCGTGGATTAAGCGCAGCAGTAAGACCGGCGATGCTTTTATGTCGCTCAAGTTTGAGCCGAAGCAGGCTGCGCGTCCTAAAACGATGGCAGAACAGAACCCCGAAAAGTTCAACGACGATGAGGATTTGCCGTTTTGAAAATCTTCATCGGATACGATAGCCGCGAGGACATCGCCTACGAGGTGGCCCGTGCGTCCATTCTGGAACACATGGAGGCAGAGGTTGTTGCGCTTCGACTAGATGACCTCCGTGAGATGGGGATGTACTGGCGCGAACCAGACCCGTTTTCATCCACGGAGTTTAGTTTTAGCCGGTTCCTTGTGCCTGCGCTCTGCAACTTCAGAGGCAATGCCTTGTTCATGGACTGTGACTTTCTAGTGCGGCACAGCTTGAAACCGTTGCTCGACTTTAACAATCCTGATGTTGCCGTGTGGTGTGTCCAGCACGACTACAAGCCCACATCTCTGACAAAGATGGACGGGCAGGTACAGCGCCAATACCCGCGCAAAAACTGGTCGTCGTTTATGTGGTTCAATTGCAGCCATCCGTCAATGGGTGGGCTGACACCCGAAATCGTAAACAGCGAAACCGGGATGTACCTGCATCGGTTCATGTGGGTAAACGACCGAAACATTGGTGCGTTGCCGCCGACCTTCAATTACTTGGAGGGCTGGCACACACGGGCGCAGGTTCCTGACCCGACCTGCGTGCATTTCACCGAGGGTGGCCCGTGGTTCGATGAATACCAGAATGTCGAATACGCCCACGAATGGAAGCAATGGGCTGGACGGGTGAGGGCATCCGAGCGATGAAGCGACTTGACGAACATTCTGTGCGGTTAATTCGTCGTGCCGTTCGACACAGAAATCGAGTGTTACGCGACTTGTCAAACAAAGCCATAGCAAAGCGACTTGGAGTTGCTGTTGGAACTGTACGCAATGTTATTAAGGGCGCTCGTTGGGCGTGGGTCAAATGATTCATTATCACGGAACCCCGTTTACCCCAAACGCCGATATGGTTAAATCTTTTACGGCAAAACATTGTATGGTTAGTTTCGAGCGACCCGACCAAATGGAAATTGCTGCCGAGGTGTGTCAATCAGTTGTTTTAGATAACGGTGCGTTTTCTGCATGGCGGCAAAGTAAGAAATACGATTTTAGTGGGTATGTGGAATGGGCATCTTTGTGGGTACGGCATCCGGCTGTGGACTGGTGCGTAATCCCTGATGTAATTGACGGGAGCGAAGCAGACAACGATGCGTTGCTGTCAGATTGGCCTTTAATGCCACATTGTTCTGTTCCGGTTTGGCATCTGCATGAGTCTCTAAATCGCCTTGAGCGACTGTTGGTTTACCCCAGAATTGCGCTTGGGTCATCCGGTCAATACGCATCCGTTGGAACTAAAGATTGGTGGGTTCGCATTTCAGAAGCGATGCAGGTTATTTGTGATGCAGACGGTTTGCCACGGTGCAAATTGCACGGATTACGGATGCTTGACCCTACGGTGTTTAGCAAACTGCCGTTTGCATCTGCTGATAGTTGTTATGTGGCAAGAAATAGCGGCATAGATTCCAATTGGAAAGGGCCATACGCTATGACGGGACGATACTCTCGGGCTGTTGTACTAATGGAGCGAATTGAACGCCACGCTAGCGCAGCGCGATGGAACAAGGATGGAGCAGAGATGTATCAAAACTTGGAGTTGTTTGGATGAAACGCTTTCTTTCTCTTGGCGCTGGCGTTCAAAGCAGCACACTTGCGCTGATGATTGCCCACGGCGAATTGGAGCCGGTGGACGCTGCTATTTTCGCGGACACTCAAAATGAACCCGATGCAGTCATTGCGTGGCTAGATTGGCTTGAGGCTGAAATCCAACGCTGTCCGTATCCGTTCTCTGTGTATCGGGTGACGAAAGGAAATCTTGCAGAGCGTGAGTTGGCAATCCGAGTGTCTAAAAAATCGGGCAATCGTTACATACAAGGGGGCATTCCGGCGTTTGTAAAAGACCCTAACGGTAAACGCGCCGGATTGTTAGGCCGCAAATGCACCGTGGATTTTAAGATTCAACCTATTTATGCCAAAGTCAGGGAACTGCTTGGTATTAAGCGCGTCAGCAAAAATCAATCTGTTTTGGCACAAATGGCTATTGGCATTTCACTTGACGAAGCCCACAGGATGAAGCCGAGCCGGTTTCCGTATTGCGAAAACTATTGGCCGTTAATCGATATGCGAATGACGCGAAATGATTGTTTTGCGTGGATGAAGGCTAAAGGATACCCAACGCCGCCGCGCTCGGCCTGTGTGTTTTGCCCCTTCCACTCGGATACCGAATGGGTACGATTGCGCGACGAGGAGCCGCACGAATTTGCCAGAGCCGTCGAATTTGAAAAACAGATGCACGCTGCGTATGCACAACAAAACGCGTTGCGTGGAATCCCGTTCCTTCACACATCTTGCGTGCCTCTTGATGAGGTGAAATTTGCCAATGTAAAAAGCCATGTCCAAGTAGATATGTTTGGCAACGAATGCGAAGGGTTGTGCGGGGTATGAAACGCATCTTTCCGCGAGGCACCAGACCCGACGCTATGGCATCTGTCGTAACGCGGATGGTGTCTAACCTTGACCCGCTCAAAACATGGGCGGTCGAGGTTACGGAGTGGAAGAAGCCGCGCACCAACCAACAGAACAAGTTCCTGTGGGGCGTGGTGTACCCGTCCATCCTCGAGGGCGGTGGCGAGGCGTTGCGCGGATGGACACGCGATGACCTGCACGATTACTTTCTGGGCGAGTGTTTTGGATGGGAGACGCTGGAGGGGTTTGGCAGGAAGCGCCTGCGACCGTTCAAGCGTTCCTCTGCGCTCGACAAACAAGAGTTCAGCGATTACTTGCTGTTTCTCGAAACAAAGTGCCTTGATATGGACATCGTGATACCGGAACCCGTTTATGACCAAACTCCGTAAGGAAGCAAAAGGGCGAGGCTGCATGGTGCGTATCCCCGAGGTGTGCAACCACAATTCTGAAACGGTTGTGCTGGCGCACTACAGGCTTGCCGGGGTATCTGGGATTGGCATGAAGTCGCCCGACATCCTTGGAGCATGGGCCTGTAGCGCGTGCCACGATGCTATCGACCGTCGAGCGCATACCGACCTCGACCGGGACTATGTGCGTCTGCTGCACCTAGAAGGCATGGTGCGAACCCTCGCGCAACTTGACCGGGAAGGACTACTGTGACCTTCATGGTAGATACGCCGTACACCCCGGCGTACATCCGCAACGAATTCCTGTATGACCACCAGACGGGCAAAGGGAAGTTTACCCCCTGCACCATCTTCGGGTTCCGGGCTGAACCTGCACGGGTACCCATGTTTAGCGTTATGGCGGCCTGTGGGGCGCAATGGGCGAGGGTGCCTATCCATGCCCTTGTCAGCAAGCCATGCCCTCCAATGGCTTTAGAACTCGCCTGCTGGTGGGACTCCTTCAGCCGCCACGCCGAGGTGCGGGAGATGGAGTTTTTGCGGGGTCACCGCGTCCGCGCTAGAGGCAGGGACGGGGTGTGGAGGCCGGGGGTCTACCTGTTCAGCGTGTTCTGGCACAGCGGTGGATGGTCGGAGGTCAGCGACCAAAGCAAAGACCACCACATCATCCGGCTGGAGTCGGGGCCGCTCATCGCCTACCCGAACAACAAATTGCATTGGGTTGACGAAAGCCACCTGTCAGGTGAGCCGTCTAAAGATTGGAAGTCACCGTCACAGTCCTACAGCGTGGAGGCACTATGGTTAGATGGTTCGTCAACTGGTTCCGCAACCTAAAGGCACGCAGACACCACGAATGGAGCCGCGTGCCGCCACCCAACTGGGCATGCAGCCGAGGCTATCGGGATACTTGGTAAACGGCTGGCGAGTCGTCTAGCGGCAGGACAGCGGACTTTGACTCCGCTAACGGTGGTTCGAATCCACCCTCGCCATTTTGAACGGTTTGAATTGCACGAAATGTTTGCCGTCGCAGCGGCAAATGTTATCAAGCAACCCGTTTACCGTAGCATGACC